GAACCGAATACAGCGCGTGGATCGGAATAGCCGAAGCTATAACGCTCACGAGCTTTAAAGCGCATGTTGCCTGTGTCGAAGTCGGCTTCCATGTTTGTGCGCATAGGTGAACGCTCAAAGTGCTTGAAGCCGTTAGGCGCGTCAGTTTTGATGAAGAACGCATCTGGGTCTGTCAAGAAGTGGTTAACAGTGTAACCCTCTGGAAGCATACCCATGTTGCGAATTGCGTTTACATCATTATCTGCTGTGCCAACACGCAATGTTGATTCCAACAAACGATCTGCAACGAATTGCAGTTGTGGTGGAATAACCATTTTAGTGCCGCGCAGAGCAATAATCATGTTACGCTCATCTACGAAGGTCGAGATGTCAATCAACGCATTTTCCAACGAAGTTTCGTTGAGATCAGCCGCTGTTGATGGCTCGTTGCGGAAAGTACCGCCACCTGAAAGCGGGTGAGCAGTCGAGCAAAGCTCAACGCCGTCACCACCAGCGAAGCTAGAATTAAACGCGTTGTTTAATACTGCTGCCGCTTTAACCTGCTTAGTGTGTGCCATAGAACGCGCAAGCGCCTTCGTATAGCGAGCACCAAGACGGTCATACAGGTTGTCTTCGATTGCTTCTTCAGTCAACGCGAATGCAAGAGCAACTGTCTCGTGTGAGTAACGAGCAGTGTACGCTTCATTTGCGTTGTCAAATTCGACGCCAGAACCTTCGGATTTTGTGGGAGCATTCCCAAATCCGACGAGCATGACCTCTTCTTCAAACGCACGGTCTGAAGATTCTGTGTCAAAGATTTCAGCATGTTCGCCTTCGTAGCGATCATACTCCATGCCGAACAGAGCGTTGAGGCCCGGTTCTAGCTCTTTGACGAGTTGTGAACGTGAAATAGCCATAACTCAGTCTCCTTATGCCAGACCCGCAGTGCCAGCACTGAACAGGTGGTTGTTGATTTTTACGATCACGTTAGTGTTCGCGGCGGAAACATCGCTATTCTCAGGGTCTTGAGAAATGTCGATTGCCTTGAGTGCTAAACCAGCGGTTGTAGCACCAGTAGAGACAGCCAATTCCATGCGTGAAGTACCACCAGTGGTGCTTCCTACAGGGCTTTGGTCAACAATATCGAAGTTGCCAAACAAGTCAGCTATAGGGAATGCAGCATTTGCTTGGATTTCGAAAGTTGCACTAGGGTCATCAATCACATTAGCGATGATTTCCGTAGCTACGGTGTCAGCAGGCCAATAGTTTGAGTAGACAATGCTACCTGTGTTATCGACATATGAACAGCCATTAAATACGCCCAGAATCAAATCAGTCGCACCAGCAACAACACGTTCAATACCGCCACCAGTGACGGCTTTAACCATGTCACCTTGGAAGATATTTGTGTCGTACCCGGAGGCAATACGATACCGATTCTGACGCTGCGAGCTAGTGCTCGTGCGAACAGGGCGAAGGCCAAAAGAAGCGTCTTGGTTAGACATCTTTACTCTCCTTCAGAGTTCCCGCGTCCTCTTTGTCCGAAAGACACGGAAGATTTACGTTGAGGATTTAGTTTAGGCATGGCTGGGTTGTTTTCACGCATCCAGTCACGATCCACTGCGTCCAATTGATTTTTTGAAACACCTTGATAGTGTCTATTCCGCTGTTCGGCCAATTCGTTAGGGATGCGTGCGAGAACAAGTCCACCGACACCAATGATGCCAGCGTTGCGTCCCTCATCTACTACAGGTCCTACATATTCGGGATATTCCTCAGCGCGAACGAGGTCCCAGCCTTCTTGCCGTTTTTTATGAACGTTTGTCTTATCGTCGAATTCCATTACAGATTCGCGTATCCAACGGTGTTTAAAACCGATAGGTGGTTCGGGGGCTTGCAAAGCAGAACCGGGTCGCCATTCTTGTAAACGCTCTGAGCGTTCCCGCGTGTTTGTTTCGCGTGGTGTCCTGTCTGCCATTTTAAGTCCTCCGACTGTTAATTTTTGCGACTTCTTTTGCGTATTTTTCAAGAGGAATCCTCATCTTTTTCGCAAATGCCACTTGACCCGGTGATAATTCCACCGCTTTCTTCCGCCCTGATTTTACTGACCGTCCACTGGACGCCGGAGCTACAGTCTGAGCGTTGGACCGTTTCCCCGTATTAAATTTCTGAGGCATCTCTTTCCGCATACGAGAGTCGATTTCTTTGTAGTAATCGTCTGACGTTGGGTCGAAGTCCTGCTCCAGAACAAGTTCTTCATGAATGGCTTGGGCGGCGCGTGTCATTACACGGTCACTACCAAACCAAGAGTTCTTTTCAAGCCAACTGTCCAACTTAGGATCACGCTGTTGAGGCGGAGCCTGACGCACAGGCTGTTGTTGCTGTTGGCGCTGCGGCTGTTGCTGTGCTGCTTGCTGAGCAGCTTGCTGTTGGCGTTGAAGTTGTATCTTCTGAACGCGGACCTTTTCCTTGGCTACAGCAATCTGAGACAACGTTTGCTGCGCTTTTGCAGCTTTCTCGTAATCTCCAGCTTCACTAGCCTCAGTATAGGCGCGAGTAGCTTGAACTTCTTGAGCCTTCAAACGGTTTTCAGTTTCAGAATTAAAACCAACGCTCATTTGCTGCAAACGCTGCTTCATCTGCGCGTTTTCTTGCTGAACGGTTTGAGCATACTGAACAGCCGCTTGAGCTTCTTCAGACGCAGCTTTTCGTTTTGCTGTTAACTGATTGATTCGACGCTGAACAGACTCGCTATAGTTTTCGAGTTCGTCATCGCCTTCAGATTTTTTACGAACATTTGTTCGGGTTTCTTCTTCGTCACCATCGGACGAGGAAACCTCATATTCGTCATTGCTGTCATCGTCTTCGACTTCAACAGATGCGCCATTTTCAAAATCTTCGTCTTCACGAATATCTTCAGACATAGCCATTTTCCTTGTTCTCCCTTGCCTTATACATATGAAATGTCTTTCGGGTCAAGAATTGTGGCGATAATATTATCGTCATTTATGATTCTAACCTCAAGACCTTCCACTTTGAACCTATTTCCACTATATCTTCCTATAAGAACCCAATCTTTCTCATTGCACCAAGAACCATTTGGGAACTTTTGGGAGTCAGCATAGGCATCTGGGCCTAGCTTCACGACATAAGCAGCTACCGTAGCAAAAGACTCACGCTCGCGAACGGCGTCAGGGACAATAATGCCCCCCTTGGTCTTTTCGCTTGGGTAGTAAGGGATGATAAGAACACGGTAGCCTGTAGGCTGCGGCAGTCTCTCAAGTGATGATGATTCCATCTTTGACGGATCATCTGCGTTTTTATTTTCACCACTTTTGCCAAAAGCGTTCTCAATAGGTTTTGGCAGTGTTGGATTGTTTTTTATAGCCTTTTGCGCTGCTTTCGCAACGTGATCAGGCACAAATAACTTGCTAGTCATCTGCGTACTCCATACCTTTCATCGCGGTTTTAATTTCGTCTTCGACGTAGGCCATCCCGCGTATTTCACCTACAACGTACCGATACTCCTCAAAGGTCTGTATCGAACTATCCGCGAGCCTGTCCTTTAGACGGGCATCACGCTCTCGTATGCTTTTCAACAAATAATCTACTAAGTGTATAGCATCCATACCACATATAGTATGCTACTATACGGGAAACACAAGTACAAATACCAGAAAGTCAGAAAATTCCTTGGAACTTCTGGGGTCTGGCTATTTTGCTAAACCTACTTACTTTTTTTGGATGTGGTTTTTTTCTTTGCGGCAGGGCTTTTGGCTGCTTTTGGCTTTTCAACCCACGCTTCGTTTGCTGGCGTACTGGGGTCATCTTTAACAAAGTGTCCATCCTCATTCCGCGCCCTTACCATTTCAACCACAACAGGAACCTCAGACAGCCGCTGGGCTACCTTCTTTTCTTTTTCCTGCTGTGCCATTTTTTCTCTAACAGATGATGCCATTAGTTTATCCCTTTGTTCATTGCGTTCAAAGAGGCAATGTCGCGTTGGTTTTGCAACCGCTCTTCTGCAATTCTGGTTTTGTCATCAAGAGCGGATTCTGAGACATCAATACGCTGTTGCGCAATCAAGACATCATTCCGTTCTTTCTCCTTATTGAACTCCTGCTTGGCGTCAAACTCTTCTTGTTTGCGTTGCAAGTCTGCGGCCTTCAACTGAAGCTCTTGGTTCCTTATATCAACCAAAGGATCGCCCTGCTCTTCCGGCGTCATCGCCTGAACAAGCTCTTCGGTCAAGTCAGCAATAATCTGCGCGGCCATAGAGTCAATCTGAGGCTGCATTTGCTGCATAATTTGCTGCTGTGGATCAACAGGAGGCTGGCCCGGTGGTGGGGGCGGCTGCATCATTGCCTGTTGCTGCATCATCTGCATTTGCTCAGGCGGGATTTGACTCATTACTTCCTGTTGCGCCTGTGCCTCAGCAAGCATACCTATGTGCTCCTGTATGTGCCCTTGGAGAGCCATAATGGAGTTAGGGTTAAGCTGCATAGCCGGAGACGACATAATCGCCATGTGAGCCTCTATGTGAGCCTCGTGGTCTTGCTCAGGGAATGCCTGCAAAGGAGCGCCCATCAAAGCGTTCTGGTTTTCCTTGGAAGGATTGACCGGAGGGGGCGGAGGTGGGGGCGGTGGCAAGATGCCGTCGATATTCGTAACGCCCAGCGCCTCGTACATTTTACGGTACGCTTGGTACAGCCCCTGTGGACCGCCATGAATCTCTGGGTTTGATTGAACCATCTGCAACTCTGTCTGCGCCAAAGCAATGCGCTGGGACATGGAGAAAATGTTAGGATCAGATACAGGCAAAACGTCGATACGGTTATCGAAGTCCTGACCAAAGATTTCTGGACCTTGCTGCATGTCAGCAGGATAAGGATAAGCCTGAACAGTTTCCGCAAAAATCTTGGAAAGCAGCTTGAACTCAATCTTTTGAGAATAATGCAGCCGCTTGTGAATCGCGGACATAACCTTCGTGCCACGCTCCATGATAGCCATAGTCGTGCCTACGGGCGTGTCTCCGCTCATCTCACCGACCTTCATGTCAGCCATCGAAGCAAACCTGCGACCAGCGTCTACAAGCGTTCCAAGCAGATTATAGAGCGTCTGCGAAGGTTCCTTGAAGGGGAGGGGCATCAAGGAACCTTGCAGGGTGCCCCCAACTACATCAATATCGCGAAACTCGCCCGGTTGAAGGGGAGAATCTTCATCACGAATACGAGCGCCACGGGCTTTAAAGCCTGCTGGTAAGTTGGAGAGCGTTCCTGCATCAATCAATTGACGCAAAATGGACGTAGATGCCTGAGCCAAGCCACCAATCATGTGGGTCAAGCCAAGGCCATAGAAACCAAGACCCGGAAGAAACTTGTAATGCACAAAGTATTGCTTCGCACGTTTCATCGGGTCCATTGGATCGTAGTTCCTACGAACGGATAAAACATCACCGGAGTCGGCAATGATTGTAACAATATAAGGAAGTCGCAAACCTGTAGGCTCGCCATCTTCTCCCATATCCTCAAAGCCCTCAATATCCAAGGACGTGTGAACTTCATAAAGCGTTATGTCCTCAGAGGAACCTGAAGGATGAACGCCCTGAATATCATCAATAGATTCTTCAACTTCGCCCATAGAGGCATCGTCGTAGTTAGAGCCTGTAGGTAAATCAATGTCTTTGTAGAAACCAACAAGCTGCAACTTGCGAATGTCGTTAGAGTCCATAGTCAAACGGTGCGTAATGCGAGGAGAAGAAACCAAGTCGGAAGCGCCGTAAGGAACAATTACGTCTTCAGCAGCAATAAATCGGCTCACAGCACGACCCTTGAGCGGGTCAAAGTAAACTTTCTTGAAGGTAGAACCGATCACTGGGAGGTAAAACAACATCTGATCCATCTCTGGATCGTATTCTTCCATCTCGTAAGTAATCATGTAATTCATGTAATCTTTGACGCGCTCGGCTTGACGGGCCAATATTTCATTCTGCGCACCTACAACCTGTGTTCTAACAGGGCCAGTGGCAGGCAATAATTCTCGATACGCTTGAGCTTGGAACTGCGTAACGCTCTCCGCAAGCAACGGGTGAATAACGCCAGAAGAACCTGCAAACGGCTCGGAACGCTCCTCAGTCTTCATGCCAAGGAACTGAAGACCCTTCTTGTAAGTGTCTTCCCAATCCTGACGTGCTGAAAAGTCATCCTCAATTGAACCAACAAGCTCAGAGGAAATAGCCATCAAATCCGTCTCGTCAACAACATCAGCTAAGTTGCCGTCAAACGGGATTTCTTCCAAAGGCTCGGACTCTTCCTCGTATTCGCCAACAACGGCACTACCATCGTCAAATTCAGTAATGCCCGGAGTTGCTGGAAGCTCAGGTATTTCCTGCATACGCGTGGTGTCTTCAATAGCCGCTTCTATAAGAAGTTGCTCTGGAGGCCCACCCGCACCTAGTCCTTGCTCAATAGCCATTAGAAAATATCCTTTGTATTCCCCTCAAGCGGCTCGTAAATGTCAACATCGTCAAAGTCGGTGATAGGACCGCCTTTTTCAAACTCGTTGCAAACATTCTCAGCCGCACAGGTAAAGTCTAACTTAGTGCAGTAACCCACTTTAGCGCCTTCTTCCATGCCGATTCCGGTTTCAACGCAATCTAACATAAGGGCACGAATGTCATAATACTCGCAAACACCACATTTTTCTTTGCGTTTTTCGGAGGAACCGTATGAGTTGTCTTGAATGGCAGCTTCACGATTTTCATCGTTTACTTTGGATTCCTGAGTGGAAATGGGACAAAAGAACTCCTCCTCTATATCCATATCCTCAAAAACCTCGTCATCAACGACTTGGTTGATACCGGACGTAAGCTCATCCATGTCTATGTTGATGACGATTTTAGCCATTACTTTACTCCAGTAAATTTGGTTCCGCTAATAGCAGCACCGCCGCCACGAGAGTGACCTGAGTTTTCCATCTTAGTTGAAGGTGTGCCCTCTTTAGGCATGACCTCTTTGATAACGCCGTCTTTTTCAGTCGTTTTCATTACTTTACTCCTTTAAATTTCCCGCCACGGCCCTTCATGACTGCTTTACCTGAAGTTCCGTCGGTATCTATCTCATCCATCATTGCCTGAAACATCATTTCACGAGCTTTGTCTTCTTTCAACATCGTGTCGCGTGGACCGAAAGCAGTTCCACGAGCTAATGAGGTTTGCGATTGACCATCTTTTCCGTAAATAGTTTCTATCTGGTCTTTAAAATTTTTGCCGCGAACAAACTGCTGAGAACCGTCTTTATTAACAGTAGTTTTATAATTAGCCATTATTTCATTCCCTTGTACTTGCCGCCACGGCCTTTCATGACACAACCGTTCTTAGATTTTTTCTTGGGGGCAGCAACACCGCCGTCTTCGTATCCCTGAACTTTACCGCCGCGCATAAAAGGACGCGCTTTAGGACGCATTTGCCCTGTTGGCATCGCATCTTCAGAGGCACGCCTTCGTGCAGCATTGTTGCCACGAGCTACAGCGCCAGCTTCGCCACCGGGCAAACCTTGATCTCCCATAAGCATTTTCAACAATGCCTTGTCCATGTCTGAAACAGTCTTGCCAGACTCATTCGCCATTCCGCCCATGCCCATCAGGCGATCAGTGTCAGAAATAGTTTTACCAGATTCTCCACCCATAGCTTTTTTCAAAGCCATCATAATTGCTTGTTTGTCTGCCATAACAGCCTCCTAATAATATTCGCGTTTACGACTCTTTAAAAAAGCCGCGTCTTCTTCATCATCATAATCAGTAGGAGTAGTAATAAAACCACCCTGTCTAAAACGTAGTATAGCCTGAGTCATCGAATCCGCCAAGTCATCATGTTCGCCATTGGGAAACGACGCACATTCCTCCATAACTAAATCAGCAAAGTTAGTCTCAGGTGCCCACACCATGCCACTTTCAAACACAGGCGCACAGGCGTGCATACGAGTAAACTTATCAGCACCACGGCTCGGAGTAAATGGCGTTACAGGTATTCCCATACGCCGCAACTCCTGAGTCAACGGCATACCACTCGCCTTTTGCTCAATTAAAACCATGTCAGGATCATACAATTTGTAAGACTTTAAAGCCTCTTCCTTCAACTCAGGAAACTCCCAGCGACCCCTCTCAGCGTCCAAAAGGATAATATCGTCCTGTCGCGTCTCCTCATTATGGAAAATGCCCCAAGTCGTAATAGCACTATAGTCAGCCCTGTCGCTCTTGCTAAACGCAGTATCGTAACTCTGAATAATGTAGCTACAGTCAGGAGGATCATCCTTCTCCCACATCTTCCACCACTCGCGCTTGATAATCGCACCCTCTTCAGCAGTAGGGTTCTGCATGTACTGAGCATTCCACTTGCTAACCGGAATAGACGCCTTAACGCCCTCCAACTCTTCCAAGCTCCAATACTCAGGCCATAAAGGATCGCCAGAAGGCATAATCGCAGGAAACTCTACAATATCCCACTTGTCAGCACCCTTCTCACTTTGCTTTGATAAAACCTTCGCAGTTAGATCACGAATAGACCAACGCGTCATAACAATGATAATCGCACCACCGGGCTGTAAACGCTGGCGTGGGCCAGAAGTGTACCAGTCGTAAATGTGATCTAACGCAGTGACACTTAACGCATCTTGTTCCGAAACAGGGTCATCAATGATCGCCAAATCCGCACCTCGACCCGCCAACGCGCCGCCGACACCGACCGCATAGTATTCGCCGCCGCCGTTCGTGCTCCACCTACCACTCGCCTTAGCGTCAGTCGCCAAGCTAACATCCGGGAAAACATCCTTGAAATCCTCGCTCTCAATTAAATTCTTAATTTTTCTACCAAAACCAACAGCCAACTCAGCCGTGTGTGTCGACTGAATAATCTTCAAGTCAGGACGCCTGCCCATAAGCCAAGTCGGAAATAAGTAGCTCGCAAACTCAGACTTCGTATGGCGAGGCGGCATGTTAATAATAAGGCGCTTTAGCTTGCCGTCAGCAACGTCCTGCAACTTCTGAGCGTAAATCTTGTGATGCCTGCCCTCAATAAACTGAGGCCAAACATGCTTCACAAAACTCATGAAATTGTCGTGCTTCTCACTGCGCTTGTCTAACGTAGACAAACGCTCAAGCATAGGAGCAACCTTAGCTAACTCCTCGTCAGTTAGAAACTTGGAAAAGTCGCTAAGGTCATTCATCCTATTATCTCATGCTACCAAAGAAATTGTCGATATTCGGAGTTACAACACCGCCGTTCGCAAACTT